GGACGTGATCGCGGACAATCAGGAGGATCTTCAGAAGTGGATCTTCGACCATTCCCAGAAGATCGTCGGAGAACAGGATTTTCCTGGGCATAAATTCAGAGCTCCTTTTAAGTAAATCTCGGCCGGTTCTGGGGGCATAAAAAAAGAGCCGCCGTGGATTTCTCCACAACGACTCTTAAGTCACCTTCATATCTTTTCCCGGAGGCCAGGTCAGCTGCCTCTCATTCCATCAAACCATCTTTTTCAAACTCCTGATCCCCGATCACCTCTGCATCTTCCAGCGGATAAACGATCACTCTCTCCCTTGCAACGTAAACTCCATATGACCGGTAGTTCTTGTCCGGATCCCACCCGCAGAGATTGTAGAGCTGCCTGATGAACTTGATCCCACTGATCTCGCATTGCGAGTCCCGGTTTTCCGGCAAATCCAGATGATTCCGTTCCAGCGGATTCGACGCCACGATCGCCAGGTGCTTTTCCGTTTTGCTGATCAGGATCTCGATGCACCTGGGATCCCCCAGCTTCTGGATCGAAGACCAGAAAATCACAAGACTCCCGCGCTTCATCGAGAACGACATCCCCAGCCTTTTTTGAAATTCAGTCATCATGATTTTTCCTCTCCCCGGACAATCACACTCCAGCCATTTCAGGTTCACGGTTCAGGGATCCATCTGGCCGGGCCTCCTGTGGATCCTTTTCCCGTATCAGGTCTGCCCCGCTTGTGTATCCGGCGAAGGACTGGAGCTGGACCTTGTCCTGATGCTCGCTTTCAGGAACACCGAAGTGCCCGTTAAACTGTTCCGGGGAATAGGCGATTCTGGACTCTCTCGCCTCCTCCTTCTTCTGCGCTGCGATCTGTTCCGGAGTCATGGCCTTTTCCATCTGCTCCTTCTCTTCCTTCGTCCGCTTCGGAGGCAGCTTGTACATCTCCGCCTCGGAGAGCTCAAAGACAAACAGCTCCTCTCCCTGATAGCTGATCTTGTAACCGACCGCCTTATACCGGCTGCCAGCGTCCCAGCCCATGAGCTCATAGACCATCTCCGAGAATTTTCTTCCGGTGATCAGCTTCGTCTTGCTCTTTGCTGTGCACCAGCGGATAGCGTCCTTATCGCCCTCCTCACTTTTGCGGATTGCGATGCGTTTCTGATCCTGGCTGACCAGAATCTGGATGTGCGTCGTATCCTCGAAGCTGTTGATGCATGCCTGGTTGAAAGAGATCCCCTCAGGACGAATCGTAATCTGCGCTGCGCGCGTGTGCGCGAAGACTTCCAGACGCGTAACCTCGTACGTGTCATAGCTAAAAGTCTCTTCGATCATCTTTGCTTTCGTGTTCATCTCGTAATCCGTCATGATATTTTTCTTCCTTTCGCCCATGCCGCCTCTTTTTGGGGTCGACCAATAAGCCTGCGACTTCTACCAGAGGGCATACTTTCCCCTCCCGAGATGCAGGCTGTTAAAAAACATTCAGTTTCATTTATCTAATCGCAGGCAGCATACACCGTCCGCGGATCACAGGGAAAAGGGTGACTGCCAGATGGGCAAACTTCACCCCTTCAATGTAGGCCGCCTTTTTCAGACAGCTTTTTGCGAGAGCTCGTTCATCAGTCTCCTGGCGTCAGTCTCGATTTCCGAAAGCTCCTCATCGGTAATGTCGCAGCAATACCGATACCGTTTTGCAGGGCGCAGTATCTCCCAGTCACCATCAAAAGGCACCTTCTCCAGTTCCGCCTCTACCGCATCCTGTCCAAATCCATCGTCAGCAAAGGAGACAACCTTCTCCTCATGGATGCTTGCCTCCTTCTCAATCTGATCCTGTTTGCTGGTGATGATCTGCAGCATGGAATCCTGATCGTCATCCGAACTGTTCTCCTCGATAAGGAGCGTCGTTGTGATCTCTGGATCCGTGAGGTCAAAAATCAGGCACTTCTCCTGCTCTTCTTTCATGCTGTACCCGATAAACCGATACCGATTTTCCATGGCCCAGTTCATCAGATCACAGAGCGGCTTCAGGAATCCACGGCAGCTCATCGTTGAAGGTTTCCAATGGCCCTCGTCATCCTTCCTCCCCCAGTGGATTGCTGTTGGGCTGTCACTGCTGCATGGTCGGACCGCCAGCTGCTTCTGCTTCGTGTTGAGCAGGATCTCCACATACTCCATATCATCAAATTCTTTCATACAGGTAGTATTGAAACGAATTTTCCCATCTTGAAGTGTAAGGACGTTTTTTCCTGCGAAACTGAAGTAGACCGTTCTGGCAATCTGATATCCTGAAAAGGCCCAGGCTCGTTCCCGATCTGCATTGTCAACAGTTGCATCTATGTCAGCATCAGACGCTGCTTCCGTCTGATGATTGTTTTCTTCATATACACTCTTTGTAGCGTCTGAATAATCGTCACTGGTAAATCCCCGCATATTCCGATCAACGGGCACAAAGCCTTTCAGAATTCCCTGATCCACGACAGAAAGAGCCGGCATCGGCGCGCCGCTCTTACTCACCGCGGCCACGGTCATTTTCCGATTGGCCGCATACCAGATTCTCTTGGAGACGATCGGCTCATGGTGATCCTCCTTCTTCACCCATGTCCTCTCCCCGTGATTTGGCTTATGCTTGTGCGTCAGGAAGTCCGGCGTGTATGTTTTATGGGCGATCAGGTCTCCGCAGTGTCTCTCATTCCGGATGATGTTGCGGACCGTTCCAGCGCTCCATTCCTCTTTGTTGTTGTACGTCCGAATTCCAAGCGAGGTCAGAATGTCCGCAATGTCCTGACAGCTGCATCCCTGAATATACGCAAGATATATGAACTGAACGACCTTTGCTTCCTGCGGATTGATCACGAGATTTCCGTTCTCGTCCTGGTCATAGCCATACAGCGGAGGCGTCAGGAAGATTCCGTTCTTGATCCGGTTTTCGAAGCTCCAGTTCATGATGTCGCTCTTCGTCCTGGACTCCTGCTCCGCCATGCTGGCCATCATCGTGAGCAGTACCTGGTTTCCGGGATCGAAGGTATCGATATGCTCGGTCTCGAACTTCACTTCTACCGGCCTTGGCAGGTTATTCAGCTCCTGCAGGATCTCCAGGGTGTCCTTCACATTCCTAGCAAACCGGCTCATTGACTTGGTGAGAATCAGGTCGATCTTCCCGGCTTTGCAGTCCTCGATCATCTGCTGCATGCCCTCGCGGTGTTCCAGATTTGTTCCGGAGATTCCCTCATCGGCGTAAATATTCACCAGCTTGTATTCCGGTGTTGAATTGATCAGATCGCGGTAGGTTTTCACCTGCAGCTCAAAACTGGAGGTCTGCTCTTCCTCCGCCGTGGACACACGGCAATACGCTGCGACCCTTAGAATCGTCCCCGGCTGGTGCCGGGCAACGTACTTTGTCGTTGCAACATGAATTTCAAGATCCTCGGCTTCATGCTGATACCTGTCCCGAATGAGCTCTTTTTTCTTCTTCAGTCCTTTGTCTTTATTGCGTCCCATCTATCTCACCGTACTTCCGTCAAATCATGCCAGGGCATGATCAAGCTTCACGACACTGGTCACATTATACATGCAGCGGCGTTAAATTACAAATAGATTATCTATAAAATAATCTATATATTATTTTGCATGCTGATAGTGCACACGTTCCTCGCCACATTTGTTCGGCGCTGCTGTATAATTGAAAAAGCTCTCCTGCTGCAGCTACGAAAGGAGCACCCTATGGAACTTAACTATGAACTGATCGGTTCGCACGTAAGAGATGCAAGACAGCGCAGGAATATCCAGCAGAAAGAACTGGCTCAGCAGATTGACTGTGCCCCTTCCTACATCAGCAATATCGAGAGAGGCCTTGCTCGCCCGAGTCTTGGCGTCCTGTTTTCCATTGCAGAAATACTTGGGGTTACTCTGAATGATCTGGTGTATGGCTCTCCCGAGAGCGTCACGGATTCCAGAGAAGCCAAAATCATGTACATCTTTGAAAATGCGCCTGAAAACAAGAAAGACCTGCTCTATACCCTTTTCACAGCCGCTGATATTGCGGTTCACCAGTACGACGAATCCAAATCAAATCATTCCTGAACGCAAAAAACAGGGGACCGGATCTGACATCGTTCATGCCATTCCAGTCCCCTGTTTTCATGAATTCTTATCCAGATGTTCTTACTGAAGCGCTGCGTAGCAGTCGTGAAGAAATTCCGCCATGGTGTAGGAAAGGTTCTTCACCAGCTGTTCTCCCTGGTAGCCTCTCAGAAATACGCCGATTGCCTGCAATGCCGGGTTATCCGTTTTCGCATCCATGTATTTTCCGTACTGTTCTCTCAATACTTTGTCATACCAGGGTGCGAGGACTTTTCCCCGAATTTCAATCACGCCATTTTCCGAAGGACCCATGATTGACCGGAGTTCCTCTGCTGCCTTTTCCTCGGCTTCCCCTGTGAGATGCGCGATGATTACGTCCGCGGCAAACTGCTCCCATTCGTTCAGACTGTAGTCCAGATTGTGGACATGTACTTTGATTTCCTGTAATCTCATTTTTTCCTTTTCTGCAGAAGCAGGCCTGTTTTGATTTTCTGCAGTACCCACGATATGGCAAGAAAGGTTACAGAGCAAGACAATTATTCAGTACACTCAAACTTTGGAATAAACGACCAAAAATCAGGCCGTTACTTCGATTTCCAGGTGGTCATAATAGACAACGATGCGGTCGATCCTTTTCTTGAATTCCACCTGATCAAACGCCTCCGCGCCGTTCCACTCCCATCCGAGTTTCTCACAGACCGCGCGCAGAATGTCATCCTCCCTGATATTCCGATTTCTGCAATCGCTTTTCGCTTTCCCTTTCATCCTGTCCTTGCAGGACCAGATGTGGTAGCGCTTTTTTCCTCTGACCATCATCCTGCGGCGATAGCGGGATCCGCAATTCCCACAGATGACCTTTCCGTAAAGGAAATGTACGTTGCGGTACCCCTTGGAAGAATCTCCGCACTCATAGGACCTGTGCCCTTCTCTCGATTTGATCTTTGCCTGAGCAGCGTTCCATGTCTCCCTGTCAATGATTGCTGGGTGTCCGTCAGTCACATAGTAGGAATCGTAGTCGACACTTCGATCAGGCTTATGGGTGAGGAAATTCTTCGGCGGGCGCTTCTGCAAGAGCTTGTCGCCTACAAAGGTTTCATTCGTCAGGATCTCTCGGACTGTGCCAAGACACATCGGCCTTCCTGTCACGCTGTGGCCTCCGGCCTCATTCACTGCCTCCGCAATTGCCCGGTAGCTGTATCCCTCCAGAAACATCTGGAAGATCTTCCGGACAATCCAGGCATCGTCATTGATGTAGATCTTTCCATCGCGGGTTGTGCTGTAGCCAAGGATACGACCGTTGCCAAGAGAATACTTTCCCTGCTCGAAGTTCTTCTGAAAACGCCACTTCATATTCTGGCTGATAGACTCGCTCTCACTCTGCGCAATCGTTGCCATCAAGCCGAACATCAGAAAGGCAGAGGGATCGCTCGTTGAAATCCCTTCCTTCTCGAACCGGATCTCTACTCCATGACTGTGCAGCTTCTCTGCATAATTCCGGCAGTCAATCAGGTTCCGTGAAAAACGCGAGATGCTCTTGACAAGAATCAGATCGATCTTGCCATTAATCGCGTCTGTCACCATCTGCTGAAAACCCGGGCGCTTCTTTGCATCCGTTCCGCTGATGCCCTGATCGGAGTAGATCCCGGCGTATTCCCACTCGGGATTGCTGTGGATGTATTCGTCGTAGTACCGCTTCTGCGTCTCAAAGCTGTCTTCCTGATTTTCAAGATTGGTACTGACTCTGCAGTACGCAGCCGTTCTGGTCTTTCTGGCCTCGCGTATCGACTTCTTATAATAAACTTCCATGCACCCTCCCCGTTTCTGAAGCGTAAAAAAGAGAGAGGTTCTTACGCCTCTCTCTTCATGGATTCCTGTTCGGTTTTCTGTTTCTGCTCCGCGACCCACCGCCTGTGGTTCTCAAAGCATTTCTTATCGGTAAGTGCCAGCTTTTCCGGATCATCTTTTACCGGGTTTATGTTTGTCGGCACTGTGGTATCGAATCCGCATCGCCAGTGGATGGTCAGGGTTCTTGTCTCCTTATCTTTGTGAAGTCCCAGATCGATGTGGTCGATCAGGTCATCCACCCAGTAGTATTCGACCGTCTGGAAGTTCTCGCTGATCTCCTCCTGGAACAGCGCCGCAGCTTTCCTCTGCTCTTCCGTCCCAGTCCGGCATACCTCATCCAGTTCCTGCCAGCTCACACTGCGGTAGGCAGCCAGGATTGCATCCTCCACATGCTTCGAATGGATGAGGAAATTGTGATCTTTGCACACCCAGCCGCGGCTTTGCTTGTAGACGAGGATCTTCTTCTGAATCATCGGCTTCCCGCAGTAAGGACAGCGGAGCTTGCTGCCCAGCGGATAGGTATCGTATCCGTTTTTCTTCCTGTTCCGGCATTCCAGAATCTCCTGTACCCGGTTGAACTGCTCTCTTGAAACGATGGGCTTGTGGTGATCCTTGATGTAGTACATCGGGACCTCCTCGCCGTCATTCTTTACAAAGGTGTGCGTCAGGTGGTCCGTCGTCACATACTTCTGAAGAATCAGGTCGCCGCAGTACTTGTCATTGACAAGAAGCGAACGAACCAAAGCAGAATCCCAGACTTTCTTTCCGGAAGGTGTGGGGATTCCTCTCTTCTCAAGTTCTCTGCCGATCACGGGTGTGGACATGCCCTTTTCATACAGGCCAAAGATCAGGCGGACTACTTTTGCTTCATCCTCAACAATGATGTAGGTCTCTCCTGTGTCAAAGTTCTTCCGGTATCCATAGACGTTCGCCCAGCGCTCCTTTCCTTCCTCGAAGCGTTTCCGCACGCCCCAGGTAATGTTCGCGCTGATGGATCTCGACTCTTCCTGGGCAAAGGCTGCAAGGACAGTAAGCAGCATCTCGGAGTATGCGCTCCCCGTGTCGATATTTTCCTTCTCGAACAGGATCGTCGTTCCGATGTCCTTCAAGTGCCGCACATAGCCAATGCAGTCCAGCGTATTCCGGGCAAAGCGGCTGATGGATTTTGTGATGATCCGGTCGATCTTTCCATCCTCGGCATCTTTGATCATCTTCTGAAAGCCCGGCCGCTTCGAAGCCTTGGTTCCTGTAATGCCCTCATCGGTGTAGACGCCGGCATACTCCCATGCGGGATTGGCGCGGATCTTCCTCTCATACACCTCGACCTGCGTTTCAAAGCTGATCTCCTGCTCATCACTGTCCGTACTGACGCGGCAGTAGGCGGCAACACGAATTTTATCCCTGCCTTCGGCGGTTGCGTTTTTTGTTGTATCAGGCCGGTTCTGCGGTCTTCTGATCTGAACACTCTCCATGCTTCTTCCTCCAGTTTCTGGGCGTGTACAGAGCCTTTGTTTTTACAAGCTCCTCTACTGTTTCAAAGTTCTCCCTGCTGACAAACGGTTCATGATGGCGCTCAATCACGAACTGTCCCTTCTCGCCATTGTTCTCTCTTCTCACTTTTCCCTTCCTGTCGACAATGGTCTCAATCGTCTTATTGCTGATGTAAACGCCTGTGTAGTAGGGATTGAGGAGCAGATACTGAAGCACAGACTGGATCCATACCTTCCCGGTTCCATCCCGCTCCTCCATTGCCTGCAGGGCCATTCGAATCTCCGTGTAGTTGTGATGGGAAAGAGCCATTCGAAATGCAGTGCGCACCCGTTCCGCCTCCGGCTCATAAATCATCCAGGTGTGATCCTTATTCTCCCGGTAGCCGTAGGTAACTTCGCTGTACGGTCTTCCCTTTTTCAGTCGCTCCTTCCGTGCCCAGTTCAGGTTTCCGGAAAGGGACCGGCTCTCCTCTTCTGCGAGCGTTGCCATGATCCCAAAGATGAGCTCTGACTTCTGATCCGCTGTGTCCAGTCCTTCCTTCTCGAAGATCACCCGGACATGGAGTTTCTGCAGTTCGCGTATGGAGGAAAGGACATCCGCCATGTTCCTGCCAAAGCGGGAAATACTCTTGACGTAGATGAGATCGATCTTTCCATCCCTGCAGTCCTGCATCATGCGCCGGAACTCTTCTCTTCCCTTGACCTGTGTCCCGCTTCGCCCAAGATCGCCGTAGACATCCACCAATGTGAGCTCCGGATTGCTTTCAATCTTCTTCCGGTAAGTCTCCACCTGCAAACCAAAGGAATCTTCCTGCAGTTCCTGGGATGTGGACACCCGGCAGTAGGCGGCAGCCCGGATCTTCGGCTTCTCTTCCACAGTCTCCGTCTTAGTCTTCTTGTGTTGAATTTTCTGAATCATCGTGCTCCCTCCTTTGGTAGTCGTATATTCCCTCTGAGAGGCGGACATAGCAACGCATAGTAATAAGAATAAACGTAGAATATCCGGCCAAATATGAGGGTGAAAGTTGTCTATGTTAGCAGCGTTTTCTGCTCCTGTTCATGAAAAACAGCCATAAAAAAAGCCCCGAAGATTGTGCTTCGAGGAACGCGGAGAGAATATTTTTTATTAACCCTGTTTTAATTGACTGACCTATTGAATCTCACTACAATTAAATCAATTCTTTTTCCAGGTTTGTAAGTCACCATTAGCCCACACCTGATGGAGGTGGTTTGTTTAAAGGAGTCAAATCATTTCATGAGTAACAAATCAGTTAAACCTAAACACAGCTCACATGAGCTGATTGAAATGATGCGTGCTGAAAAAGGCATCACTTTTCATTTAATTTCTGAAGCAGATGCTGAAGCGTATCTCCTAAATACCAACAACTATCTTCGTACCGCTTCATATCGCAAGAATTACCAAAAATATCAGCGAGGCCCTGAAGCAGGAAAGTATATCGATCTCGATTTTGAATACCTCCGTGAATTGTCTGCCATCGATCTTCAGTTTCGTCATGTCGTTTCTGCCATGTGCCTTGACATAGAGCATGACCTCAAGGTAACTCTTTTGCGTGATATTGAAAACGATGCCACTGAGGATGGATATACAATCGTAAAATCTTTTCTTGATGCCAATCCAAAGATAGTAAAAGCAATTGCAGCCACAAGTTCCTCCGCCTATACCAAAGATCTCATCAAAAAATATATGAGCATTTCTGTAACAGAAAACCCTGTTACAAAAGAAAAGACCACCACCATAACCAATTACAGTGATTGTCCGGTCTGGGTATTCCTGGAATTTATAACCTTTGGCGAATTTATAAGATTTTACGAATTTTATTACCAGTCATCAACACTTACGCACCTGCCAAGGCAGATTTTGAGTTCCGTAAAAAGTCTACGTAATGGTTGTGCACATAATAATTGCATGCTGAACAACATAGCGAACGGACAGTCTCAACCGTCTTTGTTGATATCTAAGCAAGTAGGTAATATTCCGTCGATTACTGGCTCTTTACGTAGAAAATATCTTTCATATCGAATTGTTCTAGAGTTTGTATCATTGCTTTATGCATACAAGTTTTCAACGCAATCTAACAATGGGCATAAAAGTTTAAACTCATGCATGGAACTGCTTTTGAAACGAATGCCGCTTCATAAAGAGTATTTCAAAAACAACCTGTTAATAACCGGAACATATTCTTTCATTCTGGCAGTAGCACAGTATCTGTTCCCCGACGAATACACCGCTGCTACAAAAACTGCCGATTTTGATGATGTCTGACTTGATAAAATCTATTGACACCCATACGAAATATGCTATCATATAGTCAGCACCAAAAAACCTTCGGGTTTTTGTACAGCACCGTTACGACGGTGCTTAGTTTTTTGCATAGAAATATATTGATAGCTGGTTCCCAATCGGATCAACTTCAATCACAAAGAAAAAGCAGCAATGCTTTTGTAAGGGCCTTGTCGAGAGATCGGGCTCTATTTTTCTGTCTAAATCTCCGGCAGCTGCCACTTAAGGTACCTGCCGGAGTTTTCTTTATCTCACCCGGATCTTCCAGCCCACCTGTATCTGATTCACATTCTTGATGAGGGTTGCATTCAACTTCTGGATTGCAGATACCGACGTGCTGTACCTGCTGGCGATCTCCGAGAGCGTGTCGCCGGATCTTACCGTGTAATAGACGGCCTGTGCCTTGCGTTTCCTGTGATCGAGCTCATTCACTCTCTTCTGCACCGCAGTGTAATCATACCCGGCTGCCGTAATCCGTCTTTTTCGGACGGCTCCGTTTCCCCACTTCCCTGCCAGCACTTCCTTCGCAATCTCATCCACGGATTTCTTCGTCGAACCAGCAGACGCTGATGCAGGTAATGTAGCTGCGCCCTCTTTCGCATACCCGTTGAATCCGCCAGCTTTGATGATAGAGGGATAGTCCTTATACGAGACATCCAGATCGACATGGCCGCTGATGCCGGGAACCTCACCGGCATACGAGTGCTGCCAGATTCCGTATGTACCGGCATATGTACATTTCTGAGCATACTGGGCTACCCAATGGTCATATGCCGTTAACTTTGAATCATCCAGCCGGTCCTGTAAGCCGGAATAGGTGGAGGCATAGATTCCAACATAGAAACCTGCCTTCTTCAGCGCCTCGCAGAAAGCAATAGCCGCCCTGGTAGTCCCTTCTCTCATATACGGCGCCTGTGCCTCGACATCCATGAACACCGGGTACTCGAACTTCTTCCCCTTGAGCAGAGCAAGGAATCTCTTTGCATCTGCCTGTCCTGCCTCTTCCGTTGTGCAGGCAGGTCCGCAGAAGTAATATGCCCCTACCGCGATGCCGCTTTCTCTGGCACCCTGGTAGTTTTCTTCCCATCTGCGATCTGTATAGCAGCCCAAGTCCGAACCGCCTGCCTTGATGATGGCAAACTGGATCCCTGCCGCCTTCACTTTTGCCCAGTCGATATGTCCCTGCCAGTGACTGACATCGATTCCCCTGAAGTTACCCATGATCTTCTCCTTCCCAACAAGAAAAGCCCTCCCGGCTGTTACACCGGAAGAGCCTGACGATCATCCCGAAAGCGGCGGGATAATCGGAATCTGAGGATCGCCTCCTCTCACTGATTGGTCTTCGTCAGCTGCTTGTAGATCTGGTTCACGCCAGTTGCTGCAAGACCGGACACGATGCCGACAGCCAGCGCGTTGATGGCATCCTTTGCAGGAAAGTCCGGCATGAGATACAGACCGGCAACGCCGAGCACTGCACCAACACATCCGCAGATCACCGGGATCAGCTCATCCTTCACAGAGCCGGCCGCCTTGCAGGCAATACCGACAAGATACGCAATCACCGTGATTGCTGCCACACTTGCAATTCCAAAGTCCATTTTCTCTCCTTTCATATAAAAAGCCCCGTACAGGATATCGATCCTGTGCGAAGCTCCTTCACGTTCTTTCATGTTTTTCTTTGCTGATCCTACCGTATCACATCCGCCGCATGGACAGTTGTGGACATTTCAGGCAGATTGCATTCTCACCGCATTTTACCCGTCTTTGCCTTTTCCTCTGAAATGGGAAGTTCGATGCACTTCTTATAGAGTGCCTCTCCTGTCCCATTCCCGCCGAGTGCCTTGTAGGGTTTGAACAGGCACTCAAGATTCTCCTTGTCATCGACGGGGCAGTACCCCTGCGTCAGAAAATAGCTGCAGGAGCGGTAGAGCCTGTCATGAAGAAGCGCCATCATCGCCTGCTTGCGAATGTCTGCCTCCTTCTGCCGCTTTGCCATTTTCCTCACCATCCACGTGAAAAGAGCAATGATCACCGCGAACAGCTCCTGAACCCAGTACTGAACAATAAACTCCTTCATCCACTTCACCTCCTTGAAAAGCAGTTGACTCCTTACGTTTCCTCCGTCAGATCATAGGTGATCTTCATTGTCTGACTCGCTGTCTTCGTGATCTCAGAATCCAGGTTGTTGATCGTTGCAAGATAGGGCGTTGCCAGGATGCAGCCGAAATACTCCGTGCCGTAGGACTGTGTCACATAGAAGAGCAATTCTCCGTTTCCGTACGGAAAGAACTGGGAGCTGACGCTCGCGCTCTCAGTTCCGTAGGAAGTGATGAAGTCCCTCGTCTGCCCCTTTGTCTGGATCACCTGATCCGACTCCGTGAGAAGGAAGCTGTATCCGATGATGAGACCTCTGTGCTTCAGGAGAAAGGCATCCCGGTCACCCTGTGCAAACACCGGCTTGTTCCCGGAGGTGAAGCCGAAATCGATCAGCGTCACATCCGCGGAGTTTGACAGATTGATCTTGTAGACCCCGGTCCTCTGATAGCGCAGCACATACAGGTATCCATTCCGGATCACCGCCTTGGATCCCAGCGCCGGCGTCGAGGTGTACTCATGGGCTCCGATGCAGCAAAGATAGGTCTGTGTGAGGGACCATTTTCCCTCTGTGAAGGAATGGTCCTCCTTGCTGATCCGGCACCAGTAGACCGTCGCATTTCCGGTGGAGTTCTCCTTGTTGGCAAAGCCGTACCAGTACCCGTCCTCCCCGTCAAGGAAGTAGTGATACTGATAGGATGTCTTGTTCGGCCACTGGAAGGTCGTCGGGGTAAAGGTCACCGTTTCGAGGACAGAAAAGTCCACAGCGGTTCCAAACTCCTCCGTCAGTCCAATCGAGAAGGTCGGCCAGCGCAGGGTATAGAGTGTGATGGTTGTTCCATCGTAATCGATGCTGTAGGCTTTCTCTTTGTCGAAGTCGATCTCGACCAGGTTCTGGAGAATCCGCTTCTGATCGTCTGTTGCTTTTCCGCAGTCATACCGCCAGATGTGGCGGAAGGAATGCCGCTGCTCGACGATATCCCCATACCCTGCAACGCCTCCCTCCGAGGATGTGAGCGCAGCAGCGCGGATCGTTCCGTTCCCCTGCGTCGTCGTGAAATCCCACACAAAGCGATAGCCGTTCTCAATGGCCTTTGCCTCTGTCGTGCTGATGCTGCCTCTCCCGGTCTGTTCCCCGGAATTCACGTCATTGCTGGCATAGGCGATGGGCTGATTGTCTGTCGGAGGATAGACAAGAGCTGCATTCTCCTCCAGCGCATTGGGAAACAAAAGGATCCCGCCCACTGCGTTCGGGCAGATTGGCACCATCTTATAGCCGGAATCGCTTGCGACACTCCAGGTGAACTTCGGGCTCTCCGAAGCAAAATTGTAGAAAACGCCCATTGGATTGATGCCGAAGAGATCATTCAAGACGTTCGTCGCCATGTTTTCCCTGACGACTCTCTTCTCCAGCGCTCCGGTCTTCGCATTCCGAAGCTCGATCTTCATTTTCCCTTTCAGTCTCATCTGCTCCTCCTTATGAGCTGGTCTCCGATCCGCTCTCCGCACTCTCGGTACTGCTTTCCGCTACTTCTGTACCAACCCAGGTGTCGGTCAGTGTCTTTGTGTGCAGGATCTTCTGAGCCAGGCTTGGTGCCTTCATCGAATCCTCAAGGCTGATCGTGCCATCCCATCCGGCTCCTGCGAGCGACTGTCCCGCAACCGTTGCGATCAGTCCCTGCATGGCAATCGTCCCCGTACCTCCGCTGATCGCTGCATACAGCTCGATGCTGTTCTGCTGATTGGCGTTTAGCTTCAGGATCGGCCAATATAGAAGAGCCGTGTGCGTCCCTTCCTGCCAGGTCTCAACAGGCTGATGAAGCTCGACTGTCTCGCTGTTTACGACAAAGCGGAACGTAATGACTGCCTCTCCCGGGAGCTCTACCGTCACAGGAAGGCTCACCGTCACATCCTTTGTCCCTTCTGATGTCGTTCCATCATTGGCTGTGACTGTTACAGGGATCTGGATTGTTCCTTCCGCCGCTGCGCTTTTTGACACTGGTGTGGTTCCGGATACGGTCAGGATCACCTGGGCGAGGAACTGCGCCGCTTCGGCATTTTCTGAGCAGACAAACGAGATGTGTGCCAGCTGCGCCTCGACATCCGTGTTCAGCACGATCTCCGACCCGTTCGTCCAGCTTGTGATGACGTACTTCGCGCCTTCACTGGTTTCCGCAAGGCTGTTTAAGAGTCCCGAGATATTCTTGTCGTTCTTGCTCTTGACTCTGGCAAGACGCGGGTTCTTCCCGACGCCCTTCAGAGTCTGTTTTCCACCAATGGCTACCTGCACCTGGGTGATGACACTGATCTTGTTCTCATCTGCCTGTCCGCCCTTGATTGTCAGTACATCGCCGAGATCAAGAGCGGGATTCCCAATGGTGTCCGTATCAAACGGCACATAGTTGATGTCCGATACATCCTTCAGGATGTTCTCACAGATGAGCTTTCTCGCATCCTTCGTGCCAAGCTGCATCAGAGGATTCACACCGAGGTTCATCGTAAGACCGGTATCGGATTCCAGTGCGTAGTACTCCGCAACCTGCGTCTTCATATTTGTGGAACTGATCGCGGTGTAGTTCGTCACGAAGTCCGAGATGCTGCTGGAAAAGCGCTGATCCTGTTCAATCACAAGGACCGGCGTTGTCCCAAACTTTCTAAGTTCCAGCTTCCCATCCCTGGTAATCGTAAAGAATCCGCCAAGCACCTGGGCTACATACGAGAGGAGGTCCCGGTAGGTATCAATGTCATTGTCAGAAGCAATCCCGAGGGTCACCGATCCATTTGCCATCGCCTCGATCTCTGCCCTTGTCTGGGCAAGGGGAACCTTGCAGTTTGTGGATGCCAGGGTCATGAAGTCATAGGCGTCCCCCGTCGTTCCAAAGGCGCTGAAACTCCTGTCGAAGTTCAGCATCACATCGTAGGCCTTGATCTCAAGCACCTTAACCGTGCGGTTGGCCTCGGAGATCACAAACGTCCCCATTGGGACTTCCTCGTATGTCCCATCCGCCAAAAGCAGGTGAAAGGTCAGAGTCATCACTGCATCAAGAAGGGTGTACCGGTCGATATCCGTGATCAGGGAAATCCCCGCCTCCGCAGCATACACACCGCCGATTGTAATCTCAGAGCTCTCACAGCACTGCCTGGTGATGTATCCGCTCCCCTTGACGATGTCCCTCGCTGTAATCTCATAGGTTTTTCCGGCTGTCGTCGTAATCGACCCAGTCCAGTAGTAGGTCCTTGTCTTTTCCCCAATCGCCGCAAGGAAGGCGTCAGATACTGCATACATGGCGCCCTCCTCAGAATTCCTTCAGCGAAAAAGACACCTCCCACAGCGAGCCGTAGGAAGTGTCATGAACCAGTTTGGTATTGTAGCCGTCGATGTACATTGCCTTCGTGAGGGTGTCGTTCGTCTCCTGATCCCGATAGGTGACCTGAATCGAGGACTTCTTTTTGTAAGCCGCAAGCTTCATCAGCCACTTCTTTGAGACATGGAAGCTCACCTTGATCTCGACAACGCCCTCGCGGATCACATCCCGCTGCGTTGTTCCTGCTTCCGTGGTCCCCGAGCTGTCTGCAAGGACATCCGTAAGATCCACACCATAGGAGACAGGCATCGGGATGTTCTCCCCGTCAAATACAAGGTATTGATTTTTCGCAGACATTCATCCGCCTCCCTCCTTATCTTCCTCCGGACCGGAGGTTCATCCGCTGCTGGGCAGATACCACGATCTCATCGAGCATCTGGGATCCGATGTAGACCGGAATCACGATATCTCCCTGCTGCTGGTTTGTACCGGACAGTACGCTGCCGACTGCGGATGCGATGCTCCCTGCAATGTCACCCCCGCTCATCGGGGAAGCTGCCCCGGCACCGGCTACAGAAACGCTCGGTGTCAGCGTCATATCTGAAGTGACATCTCTCATTGCGGACTGGATGAGACCTCTGCTCTTCTCAATACCTCTCGACAAGCCTGCCATAAAGTCCGGCATCCACGTCTCGTAATCCTTGAGCGGTCCTTCATCCGGTCTGGAGAAATGGAGCACCGACTTGATCTTGTCTGCCACTTCTCCTACTGCTTCTCCGACCTTATCAACAGCGGACTTGATGCCGTTCACAATTCCCATAACGAAATCCTTGCCCCAGTCAAAGGCCTTTTCAGCGAGCCCGGTAATAAACTCAATAGCAGTGTCGAATCCGCCCTTCACCGCAGAGTAGATGTTTCCACAGACCTGTTTGATACCGGAGAGCATGGTGTTGAACGCATTCACCGCACCGGTCCGAATTGCATTTACGGCAGTAGAGACAGCATTCTTTGCAGCATTGAATCCGCTGGAAATCACTGACCTGATCGCATTCACCACGGTCGTGATCGCAGATTTGATTCCATTCCAGACTGTGGTGATCACCGTTCTGATTGCATTCACAATGGTGGTGATGACCGTCTTGATGCCGTTCCAGACTGTTGTCACGACGGTCTTGATTGCTTCCAGCACCGCCGTGATGGCCGCCTTGATGGCATTCCACGCTGTCGTCAGGAAGGTCTGGATTGCTGTGACTGCTGTGGTGATAACGGTCTTGATTCCCTCCCAGACAGTAGAGGCAATCTGTTTGATGTTCTCCCAGGCAGACGACAGGAACGAGGTGATTGCCTCCCACGCCGTGACAACTGCCTGCTGTATGTCCTCCCAGAGCTGGATCCAGAAATTTCGAAAATCCTCATTCGTATTCCAGAGATAGATGAATGCTGCAACCAGGGCAGCAATCGCCGCGATGAGGATCGCTATGGGGTTTGCCAGCATCACCGCATGCAGTGCTCCAAAGGCATTCTTTACACCGGACAGGGCACCTACGATCTTCGGGGCTACCGTCATCACCGTTCCGACCGCTCCGAGGATCTTTCCAATTACCACAAGCACTGGTCCCAACGCCGCTACAAAGAGCCCGATCTTCAGGATGATCTCCTTCACAGGCTCCGGCAGGGCATTGAGCTTATCGACAAAGCCCTGGATCGCTGTGACGATATCCCGGATCGCAGGCATCATGATCTCGCCAAAGGAGATCGCAAGCTCCTCGAGCTGAGACTTCAGGATGGTCAGCTGCCCTGCGAGGTTATCCTGCATGGTCGCCGCCATCTGCTCAGATGCTCCATCGCACCCCTCGATCGCTCCGGAGAGCTTGTCGATATCGGTCGGCGCCGCATTCATGAGAGACAGGAAGCCGGACATTGCTTCTGTTCCAACCAGGGACTGGGCAGCATTTGCCTGTTCCGCCTCGTTCATTTGAGAGAAGGCCCCTCTGCAGTCTGAGAGGATATCAGAGAGGCTTCTCATGGACCCGTCTGCGTTCTGTGTCTGGATCGTGACACTGCCGAGGTTCTCCCCTGCAAGTTCAATCGGTCCAGTCATCGAGTTCATGATGGTACGCAGCGATGTGCCGGCCTGAGAGCTCTTGATTCCCGCGTTTGCCATGAGGCCGATTGCCTCAGCAGTATCCTCCGCGGAAAACCCGAGTGCACCGGCAACAGGAGCCGCATACTTGAACGTTTCCCCCATCATGGACACGTTGGTATTTGCACTGCTGGACGCCGCTGCAAGGATATCTGCAAAGTGTCCGGAGTCCTTTGCCGAAAGGCCAAACGCTGTCAGTGCATCCGTCACAATATCCGATGTGGTGCCAAGATCCTCTCCGGATGCCGCGGCAAGATTCATGATGCCGTCAATGCCGTTAAGCATGTCCTCCGTCTTCCAGCCTGCCATCGCCATGTAGTTCATGGCATCAGCTGCCTCAGACGCGGAGAACTTGGTCTTCTCACCCATCTCCCGGGCTTTATCCCGGAGAGCCTGCAGGTCATCCCCCGCCGCACCGGAAACCGCGGCAACCTTGCTCATGCCGGAATCAAAGTCTGCCGCGGTCTTTATTGCCGCCGCACCAAGTGCCGCTGCTCCTGTGGAAACCGGCATGATGGATTTGCCGACATCCTCCACCTTGCCGCCGATGCTCTTCAGGGATTCGCCCTTTGCCGCGATCTGCTGAACCGCCGTTCCGGACTGATTTGCCTGATTCTCGAGATCCTTCAGCTTCTGGGTCGTTTCCTCGATCTCCCGCTGCAGACCGTCATACTGATCCTGGGTGATCGTTCCATCCTTCAGCGCCTGATCGGCCTGGCTCTGTGCGGTCTTTAAGGTCTCAAGCTTCGACTTCGTGTTCTCGATTGCATCAGCCAGGAGCCGATGCTTCTGTGCCAGAAGGTCCGTGTTTCCCGGATCGAGCTTTAAGAGCTTGTCGACGTCTTTCAGCTGCTACTCGGTATTCTTTATTTCAGAATTCACACCCTTGAGCGCTGTCTGCAGTCCTGTGGTATCGCCGCCAATCTCGACTGTGATGCCTTGTATTCTCCCAGCCATAAAACGATCCTCCTTCCTTCAGGCATAAAAAATCGGAGCACCACATTTACGCGGTGTTCCGGTATCTATAAAGGTAATTGAACTAATTATTGGCCTGTTATTAAGCCCTTTGATGGAACTGATGCTGTTTTGAATGCATTTCTAATCGATTTTGCCTGTTCCTCACCTTGTTGTGCAATTCTTTGTATCAACATTTTGCCGTTATCCAGCGATTCAGTTGAAATTTCTATTTTGATTGCTGTTCCATCAAAATAAGTATCTCCTTCAAACGTATTTCCATTAATGCACTCAAGATATTTGTTTCCAGATGCTATACAAAAAGAGCCATTCAACTTTTGGCATAATGAATTCACCATATATAATCCAAAACCGGAATTGTCCCAGACATCAGATTTCTTTTGTTTACGCTCAGGGCTAAACGCATCTGACACACCTGCTTTTACTGCGCATTCAATAGCATCTCTATCTGTGAAAACATATTCACGATGGACTGCGTTCTTCCTTAAACTTGCTTTTACGCCAATTCCTTCATCGACAATTGCTATTTCCGCAATATGGTTTCCATAGTATTGCCCACATATAAGGGCTTTGTTCGTGTTTGCATGCTCCGGGATGTTTCTTAGAATTTCTCGAATCATATACGTGAAAACGAAGCAAACTTCTTTATTATTACGTCCCAAAATAGCTGCCAGCTTCTTTGCCTCTTCTTCGATTGCATCTCCCATCTCAACAAATTTTCCGTTATTTATCTCATCTTTCAAAACTTGCTCCAAATCAATTTCTCTGATTGGGATATAGTTTTGATTACCTGCTGCCTCGCCAGGTGCTTTTCCAATATCCAATGTCTTTGAAATTTCTTTGAAAAAGCCCATTTGAGAAGCATAGGATACGCCATCTCCACCACTTGTATAGTCCATATCAAAAGGTATATCCAGGTGCTTTTCTCGCAGCTGACGAATTGAACATGCTGTAAACAGCATTCCAAACGGTCTGACCCAATTCATGTATGCCCGAAAATGAACCGGCTCCACAATAGGAGTACTATTCATTTCATACGCAAATCTCAAAGCATTGCCGGTGTCCAACTTGGGGATGATAAATTTCATACTGAGCCTTGTTAGCTTCCTATAACTATTCAACCAATTACAACGTATTCCTAGCTTTCCGATAAAAACATAATATCACGGTCGACATATTATAGGTCAAAATTTATCGAAATCTTCCTGCGATGCGAGCCTTGGGTATTTGTACTCATCGTTCCCATTCTCGATGTACATGTCGTTCACAAGACCGATTGTCAGAAGGTCCAGATCCCGAATGGATATCCCAAGCTGTACGCACCGAAGCAGGAAGAGTGGGGTGTTCATCTCCCGCTCAGTCGGATTCTGTTTTTTTTAGCGGTCGACTCGGACTCCAGGTTGATGCCCCAGAGTTCAATGAGCTGCGGAAGAACCTGATAGATGGAAAAGGTGTTGAACTGATCCAGCCACTCGTCGATATCATCCGGCACATTCGCAGGGTCCGCATGCTTTGCCATGATGTAGCTGATGGACTCAAAGATCTCGAGGGAAAAGGCATCAAGATCCGAGTGCTCCGGATCCCCATCGCCGACCGCCTTCTGAAGCGCTCTCAGGTCCTTGAAGATATCCCTCCGGAACTTGATCCGGTAAATCCGCGGGATTGCTGCAGATGCCCTGAACTTCACGGGCATCCCGTCAATGTCGATTGTCTTTTCAAGTGCCATTTGATCCCCTCCTTATCAGCTGCCGCTGGTCGCGTCTGTCGAAGTAACCGGCTCGTAGACCTTCGTGTACCAGGCGTTGTAGGTTGCATCTGCCGTCTTTGCACCAGTCTTTACCTTCACAAGACCGCTCGGAAGCGGGGAAGCCGTAATCTCAACCGTCTCCGTCTGCACTTCCTTCGAATCCTCCGATGTTGCGCCTTCGATGTTCGGGCGGGCTGCCGTACAGTAATACAGACAGTGACGGATCTTTTTCTTGTCGCCGGTAAACTCAAAGAGCAGGGCAAAGTGCTCTGCCTCCACCTGCGAATTCTCGACAAGAACGCCGTTGGAGTCCTCCGTCTCCTTCAGGATATCTGTCCGGAAGCTGTCGGGGATGAGAGCGGTCTCGAGATCGCCGCTGTAGCCGTTATTTGCAACCGTCGTGTAGTAAATCATGTCGTCCGCATAGAACGACTCCGTATCGCCCTCCGGGTCCAGGGAGAGATTGACCGCTCCCGGCCATGCCACCGGCGTACCAAAGGTCACATCTCCGGTGTCGTTATCCACTGTCACCAGTGCGTAATGCAGGTTCTTCAGACCGAACCGCACCTTGTTCTTTGTATCTGCCATTTCTGCTCCTCTCTGCTGTCAGAGTGTCATCTGATACAGCACTTCATAAAGTTTCTCCTCCGGAATCCAGATCTCTGACTTTTCGTAGCAGAGCTCATGCTCCGTGAGGATCTTTTCGATTCCTGCTTCCAGCTGTGGATTCTTCTTGTCCGTATAGAGCTCGACATTCACTTCCGGGAAGGACGCATACACGATGTTGTCCGCACCGAAGGTCTCCTCCGTCGGAATCAGAAACACGAAAAAAGGCGGGTCCGGAGACTCACCTTCTGCGAAGTGGTCATAGGCAAAAGGAAGATCCGCTTCCTTCAGCATGGCCACCAGTTCTTCATATGTCATGATCCGCCGCCTTTCTCAAGCGCTTCTTTGATGTCATCCTCCAGTTCCTTTACGCCTTCCTCCTCAGCGGGAGCGATATGCGGAATGGCCCGGACTCTCCCACCTCCACGCTTGGCGTGCCCATGTTCGAGCAGGTGCGTCAGCTGATACCTTCCGGCATGGACTGTCATCACAAGGCGCTCATTATTCTCATCGGTCTTCGTAACCTTCCATGACTTCTTGTATCTCCCGGTCAGAGCAGGTGCTGCGGACTGGATGTCCTTTTTCACCTTCTTGGCTACCTTCTCGACCGATTCCTTCATGGCATCTGTGGACAGATCCTTATATTCTTCCAGACCCTTCATGATCTCATCCGACAGCTGCTCCGGTTTGATCGTGCTCATCGCTTCACCCTCTCACAATGAAATTTAAGGCTGTTGTGCTTATACCCCATCGGATTCACGTAGAGGATGTTGTAGAGCTTTCCGTCCGCAATGATCCGGTAGCCGTCACTGGTTACTTTGGACAGGGCCTCGCACCATCTCGTAGTGAAATCGATGGTCTCCTTCGGATTCGTGGTCCCGGCTTCGTCGGCCTCCGTACCGGAACCAGACGCAGTTGCCCAGCAGGTGATGTAGTCGTCATCGTGATTCGTATGATTCCCGTATTCATCGACATCCGTGACCTGCTTCTGAAATGTGATCCGAAGGTTCAGTGCTGCAATATCCATCAGAAGACCTCCTTCCGGACACCGAAGAGGATGGACCGGAGCATCAGCGTCAGCTCATGCAGATCCGCATCCTCCCGGTGTTCATAGAGGTATCCGATGGCGTAGAAAACAGCTATCCGGACGGCCTTGTCGTTTGCTTCAAACTCCTCATCCGAGAGTCTCCCGGCATCCTTCGTGAGATTCTCCGCTGAATCGATCAGCTGCTGGATGAGCCCGTCATCATCAGCAAAATCGATCCGGAGATAATTCTTTGCTTCATCCAGCGTGACCATACATCCCTCCATTCTGGATGGAGTAACAAAGCGTTACCCCACCCAAAGCAATCTCAGGCCGCAGCCTTTACAGAAAGGATCTTGATGGCCTCCGGGAGTACCAGCTTGCCATCAACACGTTCCTTCGCTACATAACCGACCATGCCGTTTCCAGCAAATAGCTCGCGGAGCTCCTGGAAAGATCTGGTGCCACGGTCTCCGATGTTGTAGTACTTGTAATCACCGAAGGCGATCGCAGACTTACCGGCTTCCAGTGTCGGGCAGTAAGCTGACGTATGGATGGTATATCCGCAGAGGCGATCCGGCTCACCCGCCTGATAGGACGGCTGCCAGATATACGCCTGATTGGCATCCTTCAGCTTACGGAGTGCTGCAAGGGTCTGGTCGTTCATGATGAAAGACGCGTTCTTGCGATACGGACGTCTCAGGGAGTAGATGAGGTTCAGGATATCATCGGAGGTCAGCTTTCCGGCTGCTACTTCGACTGCCTTCTCACCGCCGCCCTTGTCTGCGAAGATGCCGAGCGGCTTGCCCTGTCCGTCACCGTTCAGGAAGGCGTCCTCTTCAGCGTTTCCGATGGCGCGACCGAACTGATCGATGATGTAACCTTCCAGATTGAAGGCATTATCGTACAGGAGCTCCTCCGTGATCTTGATCGCCACATGGAGCTTATGCGCATCCATCATGATCTGGTCGAAGGTAGCGTCCCCGAAAGTCAGCGCCTCACCCTCCTCGATCCATGCTGCGGCAGGCTTGGTGGCTGCGATGTTGATCTTATGCTCACCGGAAGTGGTGATGGTCGTCGCAAGGCCACGGAAGATGTTCTCTTCATCCAGCTTGTCGATGAGTCTCTTGTCCCACTCAGCCGGAACAAGGTATCCGCCGTTTGCATCATTTCCCTCCTCCAGAACGTTGCTGATCTGGTGGAAGTTCGATCTCATCGCGGTCAGAAAATCCACAGCGTACTGGTGGGAAGCCCTGCCGGTCAGAGGCTTATCCTCTGCTCCCGCACCCGGCTTCCCAGTAAGAGGCTTGGAGGTTGGCATTGCCAGCTTCTTCTCCATCTCGTTGAGTCTCTCGGTGCGCTCGATCTCCTTGGTCAGATTTGTGATGTCCTGCTCCATGCGGTCATAGACTGCACCGTCCTCAGCAGACATCGTTCCGTCTTCTGTTCTGTGGGTATCCAGAAATTTCTTGGCAGCCTCCCACGCGGTTGCCCTCTTTGTATAAAGTTCCTTCAGATCCATAATGAAATCCTCCTTAAAATGTGTCCTTGATGAACTTAAGTCTCTGGTAGCAGTCCGCTACCGGTACACGTACTTCCTTCGGCTTCTCTGCCGGAGCATGCTTCTTCGCATAGTCAATCAGCTGATTGGTGACAGCCATCTCAAAGGGATGCGCTGCAAACAGATACCCGGAGAAGCTGTCCTTGTCATCGTCATCTTCATCGGGATCTTTCTTTTCCGGCTTCTTTTCCGGCTCCTCTTCTGGAGTCTTCTCATCCGGATCGTTCTCATCGGGGTCTTCTTCCGGCTTTCCAATCGGAATCGCTGCCGGTGTGTTTCTGGTGATCATGCCATCCGCAAACCCGAACTCCACAGCCTTGTTGGCATCCATCCAGGTCTCATCTTCCATGAGCTTAGAAAGCTTATTTCTGGAAAGACCCGTCTTTGCCTGATAGGCATTGATGATGGAGTTCTTCACCTCATTCAGCATGTCGATGGCCTTCTCGAGGTCCCCATGATCTCCCATGGCAACCGTGCTCGGGTTGTGGATCATGAACATACCGGTCGGGCTGATCAGCACTTCATCTCCTGCCATCGCAATCACCGATGCTGCACTGGCTGCAAGGCTGTCGATCTTCACCGTCACATGACCCTTGTAGTCCCGGAGCATGTTGTAGATCTGGGCTGCCGCAAAGCAGTCACCACCCGGTGAGTTGATCCAGACCGTGATGTTGCCCTTCCCGGCATTCAGCTCATCCTTAAAGATGGCCGGGGTCACATCGTCGTCAAACCAAGACGTGTCGCTAATTGCTCCGTTAAGATACAAGGCTCGTTCCTCTTCGTCAGAACCTCCACTGTCTGGAGCTTTGTTCTTAACCCACCTCCAAAATTTGTTCATTCTCTTCCTCCTGTAACATTTGATTGGTACGCGCAAACTCTCCAAAATAAAAGACAGCTGCTTTGTCATATGCTGCAGCTGCCTCTTCTGGCGTGTCATAATATCCGAGGGATATCTGTTTCCCCTTGTAGTTGATATATGCTCTGTACATTCCGTCACGCTTATCCAAGCTGACGCCTTTGTAACCGGTAGTACTATCACTTCGCAATCTGGAATTACGTAAATTCCCGGATTGAGTTGTAATTCTTAGATTACATCTTCTATTGTCTGAAGGGTCACCATTGATATGATCCACTACAGCCTCTTCCGGAGCCTTCGTCAATAATCTGTGTAGCCTCATGTGTCCCACCGTCGAAACATAGCCTTGTGGTGATACATCCCATTGATGTTCACGAACCTTGGGAAAGTCTTCCGGATCAAAAATAAAAGACTGTCCGCCTTTAACAACACATCGTATGTGATTTCCTTCTTTAATATAGTGATTGCAACACCCACAGGACTTTGTATGACCGCTTCGAAGATTTCCCAGTCTTACAATCGTGTGGTTTCCGCAATCACAAACGCATTCCCAGAGCGTTGCGTCATGACGTGGATTATCCACTCTTCGGAGTGCTGTGAGTTTTCCGAATCTTTGACCGGCTATATTCATTGCTGTCATCTTCATTGCCTCCCTTCTCTTCATCATGATCCTCTTGATCCTGCTTCTCCTGTCCGCCAAGTCCATACGCTGCACCGATATTGCGAAGTGGAGTCATCGTGCCATTTACCATGTATGTATTGCCGCCTTCCTCATCCGGAATAAGATCCATCTGTTCCAAAGCTCTGACATCATTCACTGACATAAAGCCATTCGCAATGCCGATACTGTATCCCTGCATACGAGACTGATAATTTCCTCTGAGCAGTCCATCTACATTGAAACGACAGAACATAGTTTTCTTCTCTTCAGGTGTAAAAAGCGATCTCTGGATTGCCTGTTCCCAGCGAATCAGCCATGGCTGAAGCGTGTATTGGACATGGTGGATTTCCTGATAATTAACACTCGACCTTCAAGGGAAGGTGATCAATAGCTAACTTTTGTCGAAAATACAGGTTTTT